GGGGTGGTGTGGGGGGTGGTGTGGGGGCCTGGCCCTCTTGCAGCGTCAGGTTGATCGTCAGGTCGGCGGCTGTGGTGTTGGGGCGGGCGGGGGTCGGAACAAGGGCGGCGGCCGTGTAGGTCTTGTCGGCGGCGGTGGCGCGGGCTTCGACAAGCGAACCGGCGGGCGGGTTGAACGGCACGGCAAGAGTCAGGGCGTATCGGACGGCGGGCGGGCGCCTCCAGGCGTCCTTATCTGTTGCTGCGGGGGCGGCGGCGGGGGCGAGGAAGACGACGCGGCCGGCGGCGACGACCCCTTCGTAGGCGGCGGTGGCGGGGCCGCATAGGGCGGTGGCCGGGGCGCGGAGGGGGGCGCTGAGGGGGTTGGAGGGGAGGGCGGCGTCGGGGCAGCGGACGGTCACGGTAACGGGTGTGCCGGCGGGTGGGGGCGGGGTCGGAAGGGCGATCGACAGGCGCATATGAGGATTGTAGCGGGGGCGGGGGGTTTTTGGTCTTTGTCCGGTCAAAGATGGTGGAGGGTCTCATGCGTAACACGGGTTTGTAGCACCTTGTAGCAGGGGGATTTTTTACTAGGAAGGGGCAGGGCGGGTGGTACAGGCACCTGTTGGAAGGGGTTTTGTGCGTTTGTCGACACCCCCGTGGGGGGTTGATCGGAAGGGCTGGGGTCGGGCTGGTGGGGGTTTTGTGACCTAAGTCCCAGAGGGCGGATTCAAGAAATTGAGCAGGGGACGTAGGTCCTATGTCGGAGGCCGATAGGAACCTATGGGCGCTAGGAAGGTGGAAATGGGGCGGCGGGGTGGTGGCGCGGGGGGTGGTTTGAAGGGTGGTGGAGGAAAACGGAAGAGGCTGAAGGTGCTGATGTGACCAACAGGTACCTGTTATACAATAATTATTCACGGGGTTGCATAAAAGGGGCAGAAGGTCATACGGCATGACTGGAAGGCAAGCCTAAGTAAGGGGTGTGGGCTTCGTCATAGCGGAAGAGGGGTGGAAAGACGGGGAAAAGACGGAAGGGCTCGTTGGAGGAGAGGGTCGGGGGATGGGGGTGAATACGGGATACGGGTGGGGGGTATCAAGTGGATAGCTTGTTCGACAGCTTCAAAACGGGGCGCGGGTAGCGCATGAGGAGAGCGGATGTCAAGAGAGGCGGGTCACAGACCCCATCGACACACCCTGGGCACACGCTCCACCCAGAGGGGCCGACAGCCGACGACACGCCCGAGACCTCGCACCCGCCTACCCGTCCCCGTCGCAGGAAGCATCCGATTTCGCCTCCGTCGCGGCGGCGGCGCCGCCGACTTGATTTTCTCCCTGCGCCAGTGCTAGAATACCGCCCTTCAAATTTCCCCGTAGCATGACGTAGCATCTAAAATTTTGTCATAATGTCCCTTATCGGAGCGGAATTGTTGCGACGCCGCCGATAGGTCCCCGTACCCGGTGCGCCCCAAGCCGGCTCCGCTCCCAGCAATCTCCCAGCAAAAATCCTCCGTGCCCTAGCTCACACAGGCCATGTATTGCGCTGCCACCATACATGGTGCTATCCGCGCGCGTGCCCATGCGCACAGAGCACTCACGCGCCCGCGCACACATACGCCCGGGCGCATGACGCGCGTGCGTGCCCGGGCCCGGCCGCTGCCCCGGCGACAGACATACCCCTAGGGCTCACGCTATGGGGCCTAGAAGCGACGAACGGGCCCGGGCAAGTACCCGGGCCTGGCCAGTGGGTGAAAGTCTCTCAGAATCGCTCCCATGCAATCCGCCTGTCCTAAAATGTGATCAAGCACTCTCTTGACTGACTGAGTAGTCATGGTGTATCACGCGCGCTACGCGCGTACATGCGCGTGCATAAGCCCCAAAAATATAGCGCCGAAAATAGTGAAAACAGGACTTTTCGCTGCAATACCGCCAAAACGTGTTTTGCAACAAGTTATATCTGTGGGCTAGGTCACTTTCACTAAATATTGCTACTACCTACTACTACTACTACTACTACTACTACCTGCTACTACTACTACCTATAACCACACGAGCTGCATAATTATACGTTGCCTACGTCACACCAATGTGGTCTTCATCACACACCCAAAACCCTGCAATTCCAGCACTTCACAATTTTTGGGACGAAAATCGGCTACCCTCCCCGTCGCGTACACGCGCGCGTACGCGCGTGATACCATACCGAACCGATTCAATTCAACATGACTTCCGTCACACTAGACTGTCTACCTAGTGTCCGTCGCTCACATACCCCGCCCTAAAGTCAAACTCAAACTTTGTGAACCGCCAAACCAATTTTGTGCTCCCCGTCACCCTCACTTTCCCCCACAACACTACTTAGCCTCGCCTTACTGCCCCTGTCGTGCTACGACAGGCACACTACTTTTACCCCACCCTAAATCCTTAAAGAAACCTGATATGACCAACGGCACAATTTCCCCCCTCCCTAGGACCAAGGTCCCCTTCTCTCCCTACCTACCCCGCCTAACCCCTATTTTGTGACGGCGCCCACATCCACCAATGTTCCACGTGAAACATCGCCGGCCCGCTATGCGGGCCGGCTGTCGACCTTGCCCGTAGGGCCCGCGCAAGACAGACAGACAGAGAGAGCGGCCGTCGCCAATGTTTCACGTGAAACACACACACACACACACCGCCACACTCATCCCCCGCATAACCTATCGCCCGGTAACTTAAAGTGTGTCTTAGATCACGCAAAGATACCCCTATTTCCTCTTGACCCTACCCGCCAAGCGGGGTACCTTTATACATGTCAAGGGGAACAGCCCAAGACACCAACCTAAACCGAAAGGAACAGATCATGAGCGCTACCCCGACCATGTGGGGCTACCCCGCCGCGTGCTATCGGCAGCACGTCCCTGCCCAGGGACTCATCCGCCGATGCGCGGATGAGCTCGCCCGTGACCTGACGCGGGGATACCCCATCACCAAGTCGGTCGCCGACGGCATCCTGGCCCCACTGGGGCCAGCAGACATTGCCTATGTCGTGGCGGGCTTGGCCCACGCGCCCGCGGGCTACCCCGCGACCGGAGACTGGCGCGGAAGGCTGGCCGATGCGCTGGCGGCGTACGCCGCCAGCCGGCGCCCGGCCGCCTGAACCCCTAACCCCGCGGCCGTAGGCCGCAATAGCCCCGCCCTAGTGGGCCCGCGCCAGTGCGATCCTGGCCCGGGGCACCGTGCTCCTGGTGAGCGCGTGTGATGAAAATTGGATAGTGCGCCCCGGGGAAGAAATAGGAGCAATGTTTCACGTGAAACTTTGCGCCCGCCCTTCATCCGCCGATCCCGGCCCGTGTAAGTGGACCGGTCAGCACAGAGATAATCGCCGGGTTACCCCGACTGAAACACTCTGTGACACAGATCACGGAAAGATAGGTAGACAATTCCCAAGCGGCGCGCTAGACTAGAGTCATCACAAGGGAGAGAGAAGGAACGGCCCCAAGCCCGACCAACCCTCTTACCCCGCGAAGATTGAGAACTACATATGCGGCCCCGTGCAATAGACGGTTAAAAACGGGGCCGCGCGGCCGGTAGGCCAGTTGCAGTCCGTGCCATAAGGTCACTAGGACGTCCCATAGCGCCGACGATGCGTCGCCCTGTTCCCCCGGGAGCGGGACAGTGCGTCATCGGCCGGGACGAACCGAAATGATTTTTGGGTGTACAACCAACGGATATAAGACAAAGCATACGGCCGGGTAAACGGAAGCGGCCCGCTCAGAACGGGCCCGGTCATCCGCATGATGACGAGACCATGCCTTCAAAAGCATACCCGGCGCGGGCGCGGAAAATATTTTCCGCGCGCCATCCCCACCAATCCATCCCCCATAAACCGGAAGGGAACCACAATGAACCTCAAGACCTACTACCGCACCGCCGTTGTCCCCGCCACGGCCTATGACGGCCGGGACAAGGTCCGGAACGAGCTGCTCTATGAGCAGCTGGGCTGGCTCCGTGCCGCCATGGCCACCGACGCCCCAGCCATCGCGCCGGGACTCCATGTCGAGAGCAAGGGCATCGGAACGGACCGGACCGCCTACCTCATGGTGGACCTGTACCACGGCGACGCCGACGCGAACGCGATCCCCTATGACGAGCGCTACGTGCGCGTCGGTGAGCTCAGCGTCCGACCCAGTGACGCCGCTATGTGGGAGATCGAACCGGAGTACGGTACCGATTCCTGGGACAACCCTATCCTCGCCTGCGAGGAGACCATCGGCCTCACCATTGAGGCCGTCGCCCAGGCGATCGCCGGCATCATCGGCGCCGGCGCGAGCGTCGTGCCCGACGCGCACGGGCACGCTACGGTGGCACTGGACGCTACCGACGCCACGGCCGTGCCTATCACGCACGGCGCGCTCCCCATCACCATCGCCGCGCTGCGAGCCGAAGCTCAGGCCATGACGGCCGCCGCCGTGAGCGAGTCGCTCACGGCCTGCCACCCTGACGCCGCGGCCCAGACGAGCACCGATGCGTGGCCCGAGATCACGCTCTACGCCCGGGACGGCCAGACCATCCTGGCGTCGGTGGACTACAGCCAGGATCACGACGATGCCGTGGTCCTCACCGGGCCCGACGGCCGGTCCTACATCATCTGGACCGGTGAGCACGAGCCGGTGAGCTGGCAGGATGAGGACGATATCGTCCGGCCGATCTGCGACGCCGTGCGCGCCGCGCTGGACGCCGACGCCGCCTGAACCCCTACCCCTGCCCCTGCCCCTGCCCCTACTAACAGCCCGGCCGCTAGAGCGGAGGCCGTAGCGCGGTTCGATCCCGCGCCCGGGCGCGCTGCCGTCATCCGACGCGCACCAACCCGCTAAACCGAGAGGAAGGAACCAAAATGTACTGTGACTCGCCCGAAGTGATTGAGGCACTTAAGAATATGCCCCCACCGCCCGCTAAGTGGGCCGGCTTCAAGAGCATCTGGCCCCGGCTGGCTGCCGCGGCCGAGTGTGTGACTAAGGCTCCCGACGGCACCGAGAGTGCTGTGTGGGTTCGGGGATGGCGCGGGCGTGGGCGCGAGCTGCACGCCCACGCTACTTGGGACGCCAACGGCCGCTTTAGCGGCAGTGTCATTGAGTACTCTTTCCGTGATGCCGAAGACCGTGAGGGGGAAGTGATCTTCCGTGAGGAAGTCTCTTCCGAGTTCGCCTTGGCGGATTGGCTCATGGAGTACGGTTACTGAACCGTGCTCCGTTAACCCCGCGTAAGCGGGGATGCGCCCTTGAAGGCGGGCGCTCACCCTCACACACATAGACCGAGAGGAAAATTAACCATGACCACTGTGCACGCTTTCCCGAATAGCTGGACGCCGCGCGCCATCCTGTACACGGGGGGCGCCCTCATCGCCGCCGGCGCGATCATTGCGGGCAGCGCCGCCTTCCTGGCTGACAGTACCAGGAACACGTCTTCCGCCCCGGCCCCGGGGCCCACGGCCGTCGTGACGACTACCGACGCCCCGGGACGTCTTGCCCCGCGTTGCTTCGAGACTTCTACGGCCGGGGCGCAGGATTGCGCGTGGGTGCCCGTCGCCCCGTGCCTTACCGATGAGGACGGCGATGACGCGATCCCGTCCTCTTTCGAGGGCTGTTATTGGGACGCCAAGGCCCGCGGGAACCACGTGGGTTCCTCCTATGTGATCTGGCGTCAGAATCGGGGCTGACGCCCCGCCCAACCAATTAGCCCCGGGAGAGAGGATCATTCCGGTTCGCTACCGGCCCGGGGCACGGGGCCTGTACGTTCGTACGGGCCTTTTGAAGAGAGGACAAATCATGACGGTCTTTGAGAACCTCACGCCCCATCCTTTGAACATTAAGACCGCGGATGGCGGCTTCGTCACCATTCCGCCCTCATTCCGCGGGCCGGCGCGCGTCGTGTATGACACGCTCCCCCCGGAACAGGTGTCCTACGGCGGCCTGGCAACCTTCGAGGTCACTGTGGCCAGCCGTCCCCGGGAGATCATCGGCCTGCCCGACCCCGATGAGGAAGATGAGCCTCTCATCTTCATTGTCGCCAAGGCGGTTGCCGATGCGGCGCCGTCCTGGCGTGAGGACCTGATGAGCCCGGGACGTCTTATTAGGGACGCCGACGGGACCGTCATCGGATGCGACGGGCTTACCCGTCGCGCCTGAACCGAGCCACGGCGGGACGAAGATCTAATACTCGCCCGCCCAACCCATTAGCCCCGGGAGGAGAACTATAGCCCGTTCGCCGCGGGCCCGGGGCGCGATTGTCGTGCAAAAGTACGGCACCGGAAGAGAGAGAGAGAGAGGAAAAGCAATGGAAGAGGACGGGAACGAGACCAAGACCGACATCGACAACCTGATCGAGCGCATCGTCGACGCCCTGAACACGGACGCCTCACCGGAGTGGAACGCTGCTCCCAGTTGGGCCGACTACGTGCTCACCTGGGAGGGTCTGCGCCGCCTGGCCAACGACCTGCTCGGTAGGAAGCCCTACGACGGGAGGGATCCGCTGGCCGAGCCCGTACTGCGGGACTTCCTGACCGCCGCCCTGAACGCCGAGGGCTACGTCGTCCTGCCCCGGAACGGCAACAGCCACTACGGGCCGCTGTGCCCCCAGCACGAGGCGCGGCACAAGTACGAGGCCCGCAAGGTGGGGAGGGTTCCCGACCCGTCCTGGGTGGGAGCCGTGTGCGTCGACTGCCACCGCACCGTGGACGGCGCCACGGACAAGGTGACCATCTACGTGTGGTGAAAGACCACAACAGCCGGGACGGTCGAAGCGGGGGTTCGACTCCCCCGCCCGGCACGGGACGAAAACAGCCCCAACAACCCGAACCGAAGGAAGAGAACATGACCATCATCACTGTCGGCCGACCCGAGACCGACATGATCCGCCACTGGTACCGCACGCTCGATGAGATCGGGCACACCGGTATCGAGAACGCCGTGTCCCTGGACACGGACGACGGCGTCGTGCGGATTGTCGGCGTCGATGGCAACGAGGTCGTCATCGGCAAGGTCCACCAGCACAACAGCATGCCCATCCTCATGCCCGACGGCTGGGAGGAGAACGGGGACGAGGGGGAGTACCTCACTTCTCCCGAGGACGCCGCCGGGCTCATCCGCCAGCAGGTCCTCACCATGCTCATCCCCGCCGATGCCCCCGTCTATGTCGGGGGCGACGACAGGACCCTGCGATGGGCCGGGACCAACGACGAGGTGTACTCCCTCTCGGACACCGAGCCCGGCGGCCTCGGAGACATCTGGGAGGACATCCGCACAGCCGTCAGCCGCACCTGGTGCGTCGATGTGGCCACCGAGCTGCTCAACCGGCTTGTCGAGGGGAACCTGCCCGCCGGGCAGGACGACAAGGCCCACCTGGCCCTGCCCGGCCCCGCCGACGCCACCGTCAGCCTCGAAGGCCGGACGGTTCGTTTCACACAGGGTGTCGGCTATCTGCTCACCGTCCACTACGAGGAGGACGGCAAGATCCGCTACACCCAGGCGTACGTGGACTACGAGGACGACGTGGATCTGGAAGACATGCTGACCTTCCTGATTGACCCCGACAACCAGAAGGAGACCGACTGACAATGGCGGCAACCCTAGACACCCGCGCGCAACGGGAGAACCACGCACTGAGGACCTGGTACCGGGCCCTCGACGCCATCGAATGCCCGGCGATCGACGACTACCTGACCTGGGACCACCGGTACGACGGCAAAGCGGAGGGAATCGTCGGGGACGTGTGGTGGTCGCACACCATACGCCTCGGCCGTATCGAACAGGGCCGCTACGTTCCCCGCGGATACAGTCTCAACAACTACGATGAGACCCTCCCCTTCAACCGGGACGGAGCCGGCGACGTCGCCCGGCGGATCCAGGAGCAGGTCCTGGGTGCTTCGCTGGACTACTTCACCGACCCCACTGTTATCTACGACGGCGGGGACGTGGATGATGTCGTGCCCTTCCGTACGCTCGTTGTCGACGACGGTGAGGTCACTGTCGACGAGGACGGCGTGACCATTTTCGAGCTCGAAGGGGACATTATCAATCCCCTCGACCTGAGGTTCCAGGTTCACGCGGCCCTCGCCGACTACATGAAGGACCGGCTTGCCGAGGACATCATCTACCGGGTTCGGGGTGATGACGGTCGGATCCTGGTCCGCTACCCGCCCGGCTCCGTCCTCATCATCACGCAAGATGACCCCACCGCCCCCCGGTGGGTCGGCGTCTGCCAGAAGCCGCCGGTTGAGGGGGTCCAGCTGGTTCGCGTGATCACGGGGACCGGGAATACGCCGGCCGCCGTCTTCGACCTGTCCTGGGATGAGATCAAGCGGGTTAGGGAGGCCGTGACGGCGGCCTGCAGCCACCTCGTCAAGAATGAGAACACCACAAAGGAGACACCATGATCAGCGACGAACGCATCGAAGAGCTTCTGGGGATGGGGATCGCCAAGGAGATGCCCACCAACCTCGACAACCGGACACTGGCGCGCACGACCGCGATCGCCACCGTGAAGGCCGCCGAGGAGAGGCTTGGCATCAAGGACGTCAGGCTGTACATGACCTTCAACGGGGCCGTCATCACCGGGCCGACGGCCCTGCCCCTGTGCTACGTGAGCGTCATGCGCACGAACCTGTTCGGCCTGGGGCACACCCTCGGCCTCTTGGAGAACTCGGCGGGGCGGGTTGTCGAACAGACCTGGGTTGTCGCCGACCCGCCCCACACCCACGAGACCCGGCCGACCGAGGTTCAGGCCCGGGTCCTTGTCGGCGAGCCGAGCTGGGTCGTGGACGCCGAGGACCTGGCCGCGTTCACCAACCGGATCAGGCGGGCCCTTGTCATGCGCCTGATCGGTGGCCTCAAGCGGAAGGACGAGCCCGACCTGGTCATCGCGCAGGTGGCCGACGACGGCCGGTGGGCCAGTGTCGACCCGGTTGGGGACGACGAGGACACTGAGGACGACGGCCGCTTCGGCCTGCCCCTCGCCAAGGGCATGGCGGCTGTCCGGGACGTGCTCATCAGCCAGTGGAAGAAGCACCGATGAGCAACAAGAAGGGGAAGAAGGAGCCCGCCGAGAAGTTCTGGAGGCGGGTGCACAGGCACTTCCCCTGTGCCTTCGGGGACGACAAGGAGCTCGTCCTTCAGCGGGTGGACGATGACAATGACGGCGACGGGCCCACTTGGTTTGTCGACTACGAAGGGAGGCACCGGTACCGCATCGGTCGGCCCGGTGAGATCTTCGACATGGCTCGCGGCCGCTGGTACACCTTCGACGGGGCCCGCGAGGCCGCCCTGTGGGTTGTCGACGACATGCTGAAGCGGATCCTGGAATCCTTCGTCGAAGTCGGGGCCATCAAGCGGGTGTGGGGCAACACCATTCTGCGATACGGGGCCACGCTGCTGTGGATGGGGGATTTGGGCTACACCGGGAAGGCGCCCGTCCTCATCGACCTCAACCGCTTCAACAGCCTCGAAGAGGCTGCCAAGGACCTGGCCCTGTGGATCCGCCGCGAGCTCATTGAGACTTCCGCCCGTCGCCTGTCCGCCCCCATGCGGTACAAGCAGTCCATGGCCCCCGACAAGTTCAAGTTCGAAACGATCGAGGACCGAACCGGGGCCTGGCTGGGCGTGTACAGCTGGGACCTCAACAGGGAGGATGTCACCCTGCCCATCGTCAAGGCGCAGATCCTGCCCCTTGATCAGGGCCAGGTCATCGTCCTGCTCTACAAGGGCAACAAGGAGATCCAGCCCCGCATCGTCGTCCAGGTCGGCGACGACGAGTCCGGGCTCACCGACGACGCGCTGAAGGGTATCACCCACATGCGCAAGACCATCATGGATATTCTGAACGAGTCAGAAGCCGGCCAGTAGTCGGCGCTGACAGGAAGAGAGAAAAGGAAACGAGATGAAAACCCGAGACGACTGGGACGAACTGGCGCGAACACTCGATGAGGCGCTGCCCGACGGCGTCGGCGTCTACTTCCCCGGCCGAGCGGACGACGAGGACAATGACCTGCGGCTCATCCCCGGTGAGAACGGCCGCGCCCGCCTGGTCATCAACCTGGGTGACGCCGATACGGCACACAGCGAGGAGACCATCTACCTGGAGTGGGGCCTGAACACGAACGAAGAGGGCGGGTATGTTCCGGACCTGGAGTGGTGGACGTCGGACTGGACGCGCTCCGGTGCCGGGGACACCGACAGCCCGCAGGATATGGACGAGGCCATGAGCGAACTGGCCGGCGACATCATCGGGACCGTGCTCGACATGGTCCAGGACCTGGCCGGCGGTGAACGTGAGGACGGGGCCATCTACTACAACGACCAGGGTCGTGTCGAAGTGGATGATGACCTGCGCTACGTGCTCACCGCCGCCTACGACAAGGGGGCGGCGGATGTGATGGCCTGCCTGCGAGAGGAGTTCCTCGACGCCGGTCTCGAAGAGGCCGAGGACCAGGGCGTGTTCGTCAACCGTGACAACGGGCGGGCCCTGATCCTTGAGGTCGACCTGCGCTACCCCTGCGACGGGGGATCCAAGTGCACTCTGAGGAAGGCGCACTCCCGGGGCGGTTTCGCCACCATGTTCCTGGCCCGGGGCGCCGAGCGGCTGCTCAGCAATGAGGACCGGGCGAGGGTGCGCGCCGCCGTGGCCTGGCTGAACGGTAAGACGGAGGGGACCGATGAGTGACCTTACGCCGCCTGAGTCCTGGGAGACCCTGGGACACGCGAACTACTGGCTCGACCGGTTCATCAAGGAGACGGACGGGCCGACGAGGTACCAGGACCTGTTCCACCTGCCCCCGCTCATCTTCGACCAGATTCGGGACGGGTGGAAGACCAAGATCGTCCTCAAGAAGCGGTTCGCGGGCGACCCCGACTTCCTGGCGGAGTTCATCAAGTGCGAGCGGATGCCGCCCGCGCAGCGCGAGAGGTACCGGAACCTCTCCGAAGTGCTCAGGGGGTTCCCCTACGATGAGGAGGACGACGATGAGGATTGAGAACCACACGGGCGTTGACATCACCGTCCTGGACCTGCATGACCAGTCCAAGGTGATCCTGCACCTGCCCAAGCACCACAAGGCATCCGCGGTCATGTTCCACCGGCTCGGGGACGCCGTTGTCGAAGGCGTCTACGTGGCCCTCAAGGGCGACCCGAAGAGCGTGTTCCTGCCTCCACGTAGGGACGACGTCATGCTTCTCGTGCCTCGCATCGTCGCCGAGGCCACACGGGTCCTGTTCCCCGACCGCGATGATCTCCTCTCCCCCGGCCGGGGAGTGAAGGACAAGAAGACCGGCGAGTTCATCGGCTGCCTGGGCCTGTGCGCCCTGGGAGCCTCCGCTCACCGTCTCAACCGGGTCGCCTGAGAGCGACCCCCTCCGGACCGTCAGGGACCTGGCGGGTGCAAGCCCCGCCCGGAGGACGAACCCCTCCAACCAACGGCGAGGGGCAGAAGTAGAGAGGACAACACATGAGCGCCAATTGGCAGCAGATCACCTACGACATCAACAGGTGCATGCCCACGGGGCATCGCGTCGCGCGCCGGACCCCGGGAACGCAGTGGACCGGGGGCTTCTACGAACTGGTTGAAACGGAGGACTGCAACAGGGCCATCCTGCGGGTCCTCATTCCCGTCGTCAAGAAGTGGGACAAGACCATCACCTTCGACCTGCTGTGGCGTGAGCGTGACGACGACGGGATCCTCACCTGGCAGGACAGGGACAGCCACCTGAGCGGTAGTGCCAGCACCGCCAATTGGGGTATCGGCCTGAACCGGCTCGCCAACAATGTCATTACGATCGCCCTCCACCACGTCGCCCACATTACCGGCGGCCAGCTCAACTACAAGAGCATCGACTACGGCACCGACGGCGGCCGGCTCACCCTCGAACACGGGGATGGTGACTTTTACGACGCCATGGTCGACGGTTTCAAGCGGGCCGCCGACGACGTTGAGCACCGGGTCCGCGCCTACCTGGACGAAGAGGTGCGGGAAACGGAGGACGCCCCCTACGACGACGTCCTGTGCTGGGCCGGGGATAACGCCGTCATCCGGCCCTCCACCAACGAGACCATCCACGTCGACAGGATCGAGCGCACGGTACAGTCCGGCGGCACCATGATCCGCGTCACCTACATCAACGCGCGCGACGAGATCATCTCCTGCCGCCTCATCCACCGCAACAGCCAGCGCGCCGGGTGGCCGCTGGGATCCGACAACGTCGCCTACCTGAGCGACATCACCCGCCAGCTGCGCGCCGGAAACGAGTCCTGATGGCCGGACGCAAAAGGCTAGACATCCTGGCCAGGACGCTGGCCAAACACGAGGGCGTGCCCCTCGACAACATCCACTACCGCACTGCCCGCCCCCGCGGCGTGTACAGCGACGGGGGCACTGCCCTGCTGCTGTTCGGGGCCACCGACAGCCGGCTCGTCGCCGTGCGAGACGGGTGCCGCGTGGTCTCACGCGAGCCGGGTATCAACAAGGACATCGTCCACCGCACCCTGGTGGAACTGGACAGAGAGAAAGAGAGAGAGAACCCCAATGGGAATCATGATTCATGACGACGAGCTCGATCGCCTGGCCGACAAGGCCATTGAGCTGCACCTGGACGGCCTGCCCGCCTATCCTTTCGGGCACCCGGACGCCGGCGAAGCCGACGCGCAGTACTGGCAGGCCGTCGATGACCTCGCCCACCACCCTCGCTTCGACGACGTGGTGGAGAGCCTGCCCTTCGAGGTGCGTGTCGACTGCGAGGGGGCCCTGCTGTGAAGTACCTGAAAAGCCTGTTCTTCAACCTCCCCCGCGCCTTCCACTCCGTCGTCTCCGTGTACGACAACCCCGCCGAGGGGGAAGCCGTCCTCTACTCCGACTGGGACGACAGGTGGGCGCTCGCAGGCGACGACGGCATCATTGACCCGCCCACCGGTAAGGTCCTCAAGGACCGGGCCGCCGCCTGGCGGGTGTCGGAAACCATTCTCCGATACCACGTGCTGCCTGAGCTTCCCTTCGCCCTTCAGGGCGGATACACGTTCAGCGTCGCCCGGGGAGCCGTCTGCTACGAGGGGCAGCAGTTCCTGAACTTCAGCGCCCACGACAGCTACCAGCAGGCCATGCAGGTCGGTCTCGCCCGCCTCGCCCTACAGGCGGGGGCGCGGGTGTGCGCCGACATCTGGCAGTACCTGAACGGGTACGGGGTTCCCTGCCGCATGGAACGAGGCGCCCTGACCACCAGGATCACCACCACGCCGGGCCGCCCCGCCCTGATCCTCATGCCCCTGCTCGATGAGGGCATGGTTAGGGTGCACCTCGAATACGGATCCGGCGCCGTCGACATCGGCCCTGGCGGGGACAACCCCTTCTACCTCACTCGCGCGCTCGTATCGCCCCCGCGGAAGGAGGACGACAATGCCCGCGGCGACAACGACTGAGACGCCCAACTGGGAGTGGTTCGCCCGGCGTGTCGGCGGGTACATGAGAACCCAACAGTGGAACCACGCCCTGACGGACGGGGAGATCCGTGACATGGCCCTCGCCTCCGTATCCGGAGGGCTGAGAAGCAGCGTGGTGTCTAGGTTCCTCAAGGAGGTCTGCTTCCTTCACGAACAGCGGGCCATAGATCTCGCAGCGGAGATGGGCCTCGACTACCCCCTGCCGGGCGACGGCCGTGAGGCCAAGAAGGCCATTGTCGGGGCCCTGTGTCGGCAGGGTCTGTGGTCCGCGCTCCTGGCCAAGGAGTGCATGTGGTACCTCAACCCCAACACCAGCAACAAGGAGAGCACATCATGATGACCACATTCATCACCCGTAACGGGCAGACCATCACCTGGCGGCGCCTGCGAGGCGTCGGCAAGAAGGTCGCCAAGCAGAGCGAGCTCGAAGGGCTCATGTGGGGCGAGTTCATTGAGCGGGCTCTGGCCACCCGCGACGCCCTCGAACACCTCGGCGGGGATGCGGAGGTCTCCGTCATCCTCGACGACGCCCCCGACGACCAGAACTGGGTCGTCACCTACCAGCCTAAGGAGCGACAGTGACTACCTTCAACTTCGAGTACTTCAACATGCCCGGCCGGCCCTTCACCGCCGAGCGCATCGAACTGTGGTGCGGGAACCTGAGGAACGCCCAACGGGTCCACTGGTCGGACCTGGATGATCTGCTCAACCGGATCATGGGGATGAACGAGTCTTGGGGCGGAGACAAGGAGCGCGAGACGTGGAAGTCATGGATCCACGGCGTGATCTTGACGGCCACCGCCCAACGCGCCCTGGCGCACCGTAGGGAGGGGTTCATCCACCTCAACGACGCACCCGACGGCACCGAGTGGATGATGTACGTCAATCAGATCGAGCCGGACAAGAAGGCGCAGGACGATGCCGAGGCTTCTTGAGGTCTGGGACTTCGATCAGCTGTACGAGGCTGTCGTAGCCGCCGGGTGCCATGTCGAACGCCACGGCGAATGCTTCTTCTGGAAGGACGAGTTCGGCACCTGGGATGTGGGCCCCGACCTGAGGGGTACGGAAGTTCAGGTCCGACGGTATGTCGACATGCCCGACACCAACGAGGTGTGGAAGTTCGAGGTCCTGCTCGACTCGGGGATCTGCCGTGACCCCGACCACTTCGTGGGCGCGACCCTGCCGTACATGGCTGTTCGGACCCCGGAGAACAAGCGGAGAAGAGAAAGGGAGAGACATGAACAACTACATCGAACGGCGCCTTGAGGTGCTCATGCCCGATGACTTCCCACCGGTGCGGGTGTCGGCCGCCTCCACGGAGGACGACAGGTGGGATGACGAGGGCGGAGCGGACGTGTGCGTGCGCCTGGAGGACCCCTGGCTGTGGTATGTGCTGGGCAACATCAGGGGCCCGTACTACTACCTGCGCGACCACGGGGCGGTAGTCCTCGAAGTGGCCCTGTATGTGAGCGAGCCCAGCATGCTCACCGACGGCGCCCACATGGGCTACCAACGCTACGGCGACGTCATCTACTACCGGGGCGACAGTGTCGACAGCATCATCCAGGATGTAGCCGTCGACGTTGAGGACCTGGTCCGCAACACGCTCAAGAAGATCGAGCGGCAGAGACGGGACGACGATGAAGCTTCGTGACTACCAGGCGGCGGCGGTCGAACAGGTCGCCGCCGCCGGGGGCACGGGCCTACTGGCGATGTGCTTAGGTTCCGGGAAGACGGTGACGGCCCTGTCGTGCGCACAGCGGGCCCTGGAAGATGAACACAGGAGCGTTGAAGACGGCCGCATCCTCATCGTCGCGCCCCTGCACACTGTCGACGGTTGGCGGCGCCACGTCAAGGAAGTCTGGGGCATGCCCCTGCGCGAATGCGCCGCCACCGGCAAAGATCGCAAAGCCAACCTGGAAGCCCTATGGGACAGGGAAGAGAAAGGGGTCTTCTTCATCGGCTGGTCCCTCATGACCGCCCGCAACAAGCACAAGAAGAAGAACGCCAAGACCGGGAAGATGGTCTCCGCCCCCGACACCCACGCCTTCGGCGGAACCCTCTTCGACGTCGTCATCGCCGACGAGGTGCACCGCGCCTGCAACCCCCAGTCCCTCAACTCCCGGGTCCTGTGCCGCATCAGGTCCAGGCACAGGCTGGCCCTGTCAGCAACGCCCGCGGGCAACCTGCCCGTCAACATTTTCGGGGCCCTGAAGTTCCTGTGGCCGGTGCGCTACACGTCCTTCACCCGATTCGCCAACTTCTTCTTCGAGTCCACGCCCAACTATTATTCCGACACCGGGTACGGGCGCATCTACGGTGAGGAGAAGTGGCCAGGGCGGGTGAAGGCCACAACCCCCTGCTGGGTTCCGGTCACCCGCCAGCAGGCGCTGCCCGAACTGGCTGATGTCGACATCCGCCGGGTCGCGGCCACCATGACCCGGGATCAGGCGCGCATCTACAAACAGTGGCGGGACAAGGCGATCGCCTGGCTCGATGACCACCCCGTCGCCGTCAACCTACCCGTCACCCTCGACATGCGCCTCCAACAGGCAACCCTCGCCCAGCCCATCGTCATGGACTACACCACGTCCACCGGTGGGGTGAAGGAGGTTGTCTCCTTCGACCGGGACTCTAAGAGCGGCAAGATCGACGCCCTGCTCGACATCCTTCAGGACGTCGGCGACGAGCGGGTCATCGTCTTCACCCACTCCCGCAAGTTCCTTATTCCCCTGCGGTGGCGCCTGGAGAAGGCGGGCTACAGGGTGGAACAGGTATCGGGCGATGACCACGAGGGCTGGCGCACCTTCCGTGACGACAAGCAGGTGCAGATCCTCCTGGCTGTCGTGTCTGCCATCGCCGAGGGTGTCGACGGGCTCCAGGACGCCTGCCACACGGAGGTGTGGTTGTCCAGGGACTCCTCCCTGGTCATCAACGAGCAGGCCCAGGGGCGCCTTCACCGTTCGGGCCAAACGCGCGGCGTCGTGCGCTACCTCGTGCAGTGCCCCGGGACCATCGACGACACCGTCGTCGGAAGACTTGCCGAAAGGCACCGCGCCCTGACGGAATCAGGGCTCATCTAGAAGGAGGAAGAGATATGCAGGGTCTGGACGACAGGCTTATCGACAAGTTGGGGGGAGGCGATCGCCGTCTACATGGACTTGTACGAGCAACGTATGGCCCTCGACGCGAAGATCGAGAAGCAGATGGACCTTTTCAGACGGCTCAACGAGCTCAACATGAGGGCTCTGAGACGGGAGGAGAAGAACACGTGGACCGACTCGACGCACTGATCCGCCGGCGTCGCGCCCTGCTTCAGGACCGGGCCGACCTCTATGCGGACCTGCAACAGGTCAACCAGCAGATCATCACTGAGATGCAGGCGCGGGACATCACCCGGGCCGACGGCGTGATCGTGTCGACACGCCGCACCTTCCGTCCGTTCATCGCCGCCGCCCTGCTCGACGAGCAGCTCGTGTCGACGGACGAGAGGGCGGGCGTGTACACGACGGTCATCAACCCCGAGGCGCTGAAGGAGCAGTTCCCCGACATCTACGAGCAGGCCTGCACCCGCGGCGAGCCGTACGTGGTGAGCGTGCCCTGCCGGGATGAGGGGGAGGGGGCGGGCGCATGCTGAGCTTCGACATTCAGGGCGCCCGGGCCATCGACGAGGTTGTGGGCATCGTGTCCGCCCCGTCACGGCGCGACAAGCAGAAGCACCTGGGCCCTTCCGAGATCGGCGAGGTGTGCGATCGCTGCCTGTCCGACAGGATCCGCGGAGCCTACAAGGACGAGCGCGAGGGCGCCCCCCTGGCTCCGCTGATCGGCACCGCCTTCCACGCCCTGGCTGAGCAGCGTCTTAAGGAGTCCCCCGCCGGACGGTCGGGGCTGCTTCAGGTGGAGAAGCGGGTGAAGGTGGCCGACGTGGAAGGCTACGGGGAGATCATCGGCACTGTCGACGTGTTCAACACGGCCACCGGTGACGTCATGGACTGGAAGGTGCTGAGCAAGGCGCGCATCGCCGCCCTGTCGAGGTGCATTCACGCCCGCCTGGACGGTACGGTGCTGATGGACCGCACGTCCAGGACCTGGGAGACGGCCTGGAAGTACTACGTCCAGATGATGCTGTACTGCTACGGGCTGTCGCGCGACGGCTACGAGGTGAGGCGGGCGAACCTGCTCATGCTGCCCAGGGACGCCACCACAGACGTTCTGCCGGGCTCGTTGCGCACGATCACCTTCCCCTACCGGCCCCAGGCCGCTGAGGCCGCCCTGGCCCGTTTCAGTGAGATCCTGGACCTGGTCCGCCGGGGCGGCGAGCCCGAGTCATTCGAGTCCTCCGACGGCTGCTACACGTGCGGTAGGAGGAAGAGGGAGGAGAGGAATAACCTTGCCATGCTCGAACTGTGGGGTCCGCGCCCCGCAGGCTGAGGAAGAGAGAACAAGAGGAAGGAAGAGAGACATGAGTCTCTACAAGCACGAAGGCGAAGAGCCGGCCCCCATCCACATGGTGGGTGCCCTCCTCGAAGACCGGGGCTGGATGCGATCCCGCCCCAAGAACCAGCTCGGCCGGTTCCGCACCGTCTACACGCGCCGCGGCCGTAGCCTGGCCTTGATCCCCTGGCAGGACTACACGCTGGCCATCTACGAGCGCAAGGAGATCGTCGGCTGGCTGCGCCAGGTCATGGGCTCCTACGACACCCTGGCCGAGTGGATCGACAAGGAGGCGTCCTGATGAGCAACAGCTTCAAGGGGTTCCGCCGCGTTGAGGTCCCCAAGGCCATCGAGGCCGCCAAGCAGCTTGATGGCGTCGCCATTTACAAGCGTACTGTCAAGCGCCCCACCCACCACGTCACCGTCTGGGTCCTCAAGAAGGAGGGCCTGAGTGACCTGGTGTTCAACTACCTGCGGATCCTGTCGCGGGCCCGCAAGTATGGCGGAACGCGGACCGAGTTCGAGGTCATCAGCTGCGACGCCGGCTCGGACCTACGTACCGGGGCCGAGGTTGAGCGGCTGCTGGTCGCCTGGCAGGCGGGCAAGGAGGGAGCTGAGTTGCTTGACCTGCTGCTTCTGCCGTGGTGGGAGCAGGAGACCCTGTTCCCTCTGTCGGCGGTGAAGGCGGGGGCACCGGGAAATGACTAGCGCGCACTTTGAGAAGATGCTCGCGGCGGCCGGTTTCAAGGCGGAGGATCCGCAGGAGCTCAAGGATATCTCGATGCTTCTATACGGCGGGGCAGGAAGCGGCAAGACGAGTTTTTCGGCCACCGCATCCAGAGTTCCCGAAATGTCCCCCATCCTTTATCTCGATTTCGAAAGGGGTACGCTTCCCCTGAAAGAATGGGGCGAACCGGACAAGATCACCATCCTCCACCTGGACTCCTGGGCCGACACCTACCGGTTCATCACCCAGGTCATCCGGCCCACGATGAACAGTAGGTCCTTCCCCTACCGCACCGTCGTCTTCGACACCGTCGACAAACTCCAGGAGCTCATCGTCACCGAGTCTCGCACGGCCAACCCCGGCAACAACTACAAGCCGTGGACAGACGCCTACGACAACGTTATGGCGCTGATCAACGCCTTCCTGCGATGCGATGGCGTCAACCTCCTGGCTCTCACCCACGTCGCCCGGGTCACCAACTCGGTGACCGGGGAGACCGAGATCGGACCGGCCTTCCGGGGCCAGCAGTCCGACAAGCACATGCCGTCCAACTTCGACTTCGTTGTTTACATGAGGTCGGGCAAGTTGGAGAGTGGAAGGTTCGCCGTCCGAGCGGACTTCGCACTGCCGGGGGCTATCACCAAGCGTCGGGTCAGGGACTTTCCCGACTTCTTGGAGAACCCCACCATGGGCCGGGTCTGGAATCTGGCTCACGACATCAACACCAACACCATCAACCCCGAGGAGAACGCATGACCGCCAACGACCCCTTCGCCACCTTCCCCGCTCCCGCCGCCGGTACGTCCGGCGCGGACCTCACCGCCCTGGACGGCCTCGACTTGTCCCAGATGGAGGTCGCGGAGGAGTACTCGTTCCGCGCCCCTGAGCCCGGCTTCCACAACGCCGTCGTCACCAAGACGGAGTGCCGGCTGTCGTCCAAGGGTCTGCCGATGGCCGTCCTCACGTACGCCATTGACGACGCCAACGACCCCGACCACGGTGTCGTCGTGCTGGGGTACACGGTCCTCTACTTCAAGCGTACGGAGCAGGGGCAGACCACGCGGGTCCTCAACCCCGGTTTCCGGCGGATGCTGGAGGCCGTGGACATGTGGCGTGAGGACCCGCGTGAGCGGGCGCTCATGCTCAACGCGACTGGGCTGAAGACGACTGTGGACAAGCTGTTCGCGCTGATGCAGCGCCGCAAGTGCACGATCAAGACGTCGGTGGCGCCGCCGCGTCAGCGCACGGACCGTGAGACGGGGCAGCCGATGTTCAACCCTGACGGCTCCCCGCTGATGGGTAGCCCGCGGGGGCAGGTGGATGAGGTGGAGTACGAGCCGGTCGACAGCTCGACCACTCCGTTCTGATCCCACGATGACCGGCCGGGGTCCTGCTGTATGGTGGGGCCCCGGCCGTGTCAGCTCGGGTTTTGCGGGCCCCGTGGTATTAGGGTAGTGTAGTCCTCATCGGGGCCGACCAAGAGGTCCCAACCGACCCACAAGAAGGAGAGGACAACTGTGACGGACACCGCACTGACCCCGTTCCACTACGGGGACGAACAGGTACGCACCTACGAGGAGGACGGACAGGTCTGGTTCATCGCCACCGACATCGCTCGCATCCTCGGGCACCGCGATGCCACCGATGCCACCCGAGGACTCGATGCAGACGAGAAAGGTACGAAGATTGTTCGTACCCTTCGGGGCGAGCAGAAGCTCACCTCGGTCTCTGAGGCCGGGCTCTACACCATCCTCGTTCGCGCTCGCGTCGAAGCGGCCAAGCCGTTCCGACGCTGGGTCACCCACGAGGTCCTGCCGTCGATCCGACGGACCGGCTCTTACAGCCTGCTCGGAGTGACGCCCACTCCGAACATTGAGGGGCCGGCCCTGGTTAGGGCCGCGGGGCTGGCCGACATCATCGGCAGGTTCCGGGGCATCATCGACGACGACTACCTGGAGGCCAAGGCCAGGATCGTCCTGGCATGAGCCATGGGCGACACGCCCGAGATCGAAGCGAGCGCCCAGCCCCTCTACGTCCAGGACTACATGCGCGATCAGGGGGTGTCGAGCGACAACATCAAGAGCTACGGTCCCACCTTCGGCAAGTACGTCAAGAAGGCCTACAAGGCCGAGCGGGGTGTCGAGCCCGGTAAGCGCTTCGACGAGACCCCCTCCGGTCAGGTCCGCGAGGTCTGCGTCTATACCGAGGCCGATCGTCCGATCTTCGACCGCGCCTGGAGCGAGAGCTACGCCAATGGTTTCCCGGAGAAGAAGGAAGCCAAGAAGAACAAGGAGAAGAAGTAATGGACAGAGCATGGAACATGCACTACGAGGGGCATGTCATCCGCACCTACCTCGACGACAATCACCTCTGGTTCGCCGCCTCCGACCTCGCCAGGGCCCTGGGGTTCCGTGACGGGTACGCCATTGCCCGCTCGGTGGCCGATAGGGACAAGGCGTACCCGGAGCTGGAGACCGAGGGCGGACGACAGAGGAGCGCTATCATCTCGGACATCGGGCTCATCGTGTTCGCCTCACGATCCCACAAGCCCTTCGGCCGCAAGCTGTTGCAGTGGGTCCTGGACGAGCTCACGTCGTACTAGGAATGGGGAGCAACTCATGACCATCGACGAACTCATCGAGAGGCTGGAGCAGCTGCGCGACAAGGAGGGCGGCGACACCCGCGTCCTCGTCGACGGTTACGAGGGCGGGTACGACAACATCGGCAAGATCGAGATCCGCGAGGTCGCCGACCAGTTCGAAGACCCCGGCTACGAGCAGTTCTCGTGGACCGGGCGATACGAGGACGACCCCTCCTTCGTGCCCAAGGGCGCCACCGCCCGATACCGTGTCGTGATCCTGCACCGGTAACCGGCTGGGCCCCGGCGTCGCTAGACTGACGGCGTCGGGACCCCCTCGTCTCCACGGAAGAGTAAGAGAGAAGAGAAGAGAGACATGGGCTTCTTCGAGGAAGTACTGCCCGACACGCCCGGCTGGGTGCCCATCATCACCAAGGACCCCTACGGCCGGCTCACCCGGTTCAAGTGGTTCGCGTGGCCTGAGAACAAGAACGCCATGGGCCGCTACGTCCAGGATCACGCGCAGGGTGACGTTTACTTCAAGCCTATGACGTTCTCCCAGCCGCCCTCCTCCACTGACCCCCGCCACGCCGCTAAGGCGAACGTGCTGCGCTGCGACGTCGTCTACTGCGACGGTGACGACATGGACCCCGCCCTCCTCAAAGTGGCGCCCACCACGTTCGTGCGCACCTCCCCCGGGCGCTGGCACGCCTACTGGCGGTTCACCGACGCCGCCTCACTGTCGAACAACGACCTTGAGGACCTGTCGCACGGCCTGTACGACGCCCACGCCGACGACGGCATGGACCGCGGCTGGCCCCTGGCCAAAATGCTGCGCGTCCCCTGGTCATACAACACCAAGCCCGAATACGGCACCCCCTACCGGGTCACCCAGTACGACGAAGAGGTCCTCCAGGACGGCACGAAGATCCAGCGCACCGGGCCCGCCGTCACCGCCGCGGAGTTCGCCGCCGACTACCCGCCCGCCTCACCCCTCAAACCCGGTGAGCTCCTTCACACCGTCCCCCAGGAAACCGACCCCAACGAGATCTACCGGCTGCTGGCCATCGTCAACAACTCCGCCGCCAACGACCTGTTCATGCTCCAACCGGACATGACCGACGACTGGTCCGGCAAGCTCTACCACCTCGAATGCATCCTCCTCGAAGCAGGCCTCGACACCCGCTCCGCCTTCCTCATCCTGCGTGAAGCCGCCTGCAACAAGTACAGGCGCGACAACCGCGGCGACAAGGACCTGTGGAAGCAGGTGCAGCGAGACGCCGCCCGCTGGCGCCAATACCATGAGGACGACGTCATCATCGAGGACGACGAATCCGACCTCCTGCGCGTCCTGGGCCTGACCCCCCTGGAAGGCGTCAACACGTTCGGCGACGAGTCCTCCCCTGCTCTCGTGGCCGACCGGCTGCCCGGCATCCTCAACGCCGACACGCAGGGCCTGTACTGGTCCCGCATCCAGTTCCTCCACCCCGAGGAAGAACCGATCAGCGACACGTTCATCGACGCTTTTACTTCATGGGTGGGGCACAAGTCCCCGCAGGCCCCCTGGGAGTTCTCAGTGGCCGGCGGCCTGACCATGCTTTCCGCCCTGCTGGCCCGTTACGCCAAGCTGCCCTTGCGGTTCACCGATATGGGCCTCAACACGTACTGGCTGGTGCTCGGCCGCACCACTCAGTCCCGCAAGAGCACCGCTTTGCGCCTGGCCCACTCCGTCCTGGCATCCGTGGCCGAGAAGCTCGGTGCCGACGACGGCGTATATGAGGCCCCCGAGGACGCCACCCCCGAAGCTCTTCAAGAATGGCTCGGTGACCTGCCCCGCCTGTCGACCATGATGAGCATTGATGAGGTCCAGGACACGTTCGAGGCTGCGGGCCGGAAGGGCTCCTACATGTCCGGGTTCGTCCCCATGCTCACCAAGATCTACGACGGCCGCGTCCCCGCTGTTCTGCGTAAAGGCGGCGGCCTGTCGAAGAAGGGCGGGGTAGATCATTGGATGAGCTTCTACGGCACCGGCATCTTCGACCTGACCGCCAAGCACCTGACCATCGACCGCATCATCTCCGGGTTCGTGCCCCGCTGCCTCGTGGTTGTTGATTCGCGCACAGGGTTCGAACCCGGCGCCGACGACGTCACCTGGCGTACCGGTGAGCGGGCAAAGGTTGACGCCGTCAAGAACATGATCGTCGACCACCTGGTGTCGGTGGTGCGGTTCTGGGACCGGGGCTACCAGGCGGCTATCGCCACCTCCACACCGGCGTCCGACCTGCGCGTCCCCCTCGGATGCGACGACGACGCCCTGGAGAGGTGGAAGCGGTTCGCCTACGACGTCATGTTTCTGGCGGCTAACCACCCGCTCAACGCCACGGCCCTGTTTCCCACGTGTGAGCGTCTGTCGTACTCCGCCCTGCGCATCGCCGCCCTGCTGGCCATGACCGAGCAGAAGGACACCATTGAGCTGCGTCACGTCGTCAAGGCGATCGACCTAGCAGGGACGTGGGTGCGCTGCTCGGAGGCTCTTGTCGTCCAGGTCGACTCCAACGGGTTCTCCCGCATGGTGTCCGACGTCGAGCAGTGGGTCGCCTCCCAGCCCGGCCACCGGGCCCCGTACGCATCCCTGCTCACCAAGTTCCAGTCGAAGTTTGAGCGGCCGGAACAGATCACCCAGATCCTTATCCACTGCCAGCGGAAAGGCACTCTCAAGGACATTCTGCCCAACCCGGACCGGCCCGGCGACCGTGAGGTCGTTTACGTCGCCCGCCCCACCACCAACTCCTGACCATCAAGAAGAAAGAGGACCATAATGACTACCAGCAATCCGGCCGACAAGGTCGTATACCAGCCCCACCCGCTCCTCGGAGCTCTCCTGCGCCATCTTTTCGGAGACTACCGCATCGCCTCCCTTGAGCCCGCCGGGTGGACTCCCACCAAGGGCCCGCTGTTCAACGTGCAGTGCGTCTATTGCAAGCGTCGTTCGCAGAGCACCGCCTCCGGGCTCCTCGACAACCCCGAGTGCGGGTGCGAGCAGGGCAAGCGTTCCAAGGCGGCTCGGAGGAGGCGGGCCAATTCCGGCGGCAAGCCCCTCGACACCATCCTGCTGCGCCGCATTGGCAACTGGGAACGCGACCAGGGCATGGACTGGGCTACCCGCAAAGACGCCCTGGATTGGATCAAGGCCAACATCAACCTGCCCCCGAACGTCGACTTTAACTATTGGGGGTTCGTGCGTCCCGACAGCGACCGGCCGTGGGGTCCGGACAACATCGCGTTCATGGCCAGGGATGACATCCTGCGCATGGTGGGCAGCCGTGAGAAGAGGGTTCTGGGCGGGCGCCGCAGTAAGACGGCGCTTCAGCGTAAGGCCGAGCAAGAGGCGCGCTCATGAGGACGCCGGTGTACCTGGTTCCCGACCCCCACCATCTGACTAAGAAGCAGGTTGATCTGCTCCTCTATATCAAGCGCACGTCCCCAGGTGATCGCATCGACCTGGCCGGCCCCGATTGGCCGTTGGACCCCGCTCGCCCTGTCATCGGCCTGTTCGGTGTCGTGGGCCCGTGGACGGTCCCCGTTGATGCCGGCCTTCGAGAACTGTCTGAGATCATCAATCGAGCTAACAGGTTCACGGCCGTCTGGCCGGCCGGCGACACGCCCCCGTGGCGCAAAGGCGGGGTTCTGTGGATCGACATCGAGACCTACTCGCCCGTCGACCTGGCCAAAAGCGGGGTGTATAAGTATACGGAGGACCCGGACTGGCGCATCCTCATGTGCTCCTGGGCGGCCGGCGACGGCCCCGTCCGGCGGGCCGAGGGTCATGAGGAGATCATGGCGATCCCTGGTCTGTTCGACAGGAAGGTCCTCAAGATCGCCCACAACGCCTCCTTCGAGCGGATAAACTTATCAAGGCTGCGCGGTGGCCGGGGGTTCCTGCCCCCGAGCACGTTCTTCGACACCGCCGCCCTGGCTCGGGCGTGGGGCCTGCCTGCCTCGCTGAAGGACTTCGCCCTGGCGATGGGCGCGGAAGAGAAGGATGAGGCTGGAACCCGGCTCATCAATCTGTTCTCTAAGCCGGGGCGGAAGGGTGAACGAGTTCTCCCTTCCGCCCGTCCCGATGATTGGGCGGCGTTCGGCGCCTACTGCGATCAGGACGTGGAGACCATGCGCGACGCCGCCAAGCGGTTGGGGCTCGGCTTCCCCCGCGGCGAACGTAAGGTGTACGAGGTCGACCAACTGATCAACGACCGGGGCGTTCGTGTCGACGTCGCCCTGGCTGAGGCGGCTGAGCGTTGCTTTGCCGACAACAAGGCCGAGGCGCTTGAGCGCATCAAGAAGCTCACGGGTGTCGACAACGGCAACTCGGTGGCCCAGCTACGTACGTGGCTGCGAGGGCGGGGTGTCGACACTGAGGACCTGCGCAAGGACACGGTCAAGGAGCTGCTGGCGGAGGAACTCCCCGACGACGTCCGCCGGGTGCTCACGCTGCGCCAGGAATGCGCGGTGTCGGCCGCGGCGAAGTTCACCGCCGCCAAGCGGGCCGCCTGTGCGGATGGGCGCCTGCGGGGCACGATGCAGTACTTCGGGGCGTCGACGGGCCGGTTCGCCGGTCGGCTCATCCAGTTCCAGAACCTGGCTCGCGATGGCTTCAAGGCCGAGGGCGGCGGCTACGACACCGCCGCCGAGGAGGCTGCTGTCAACCGGCTGCTGGAGGGCGGCTCTGTCCCCTCGCCGGAGCTGAAGAAGCTGATCCGCCCGCTGCTGATGGGGCCGTTCGTCGTGTGCGACTACTCGTCGATCGAGGCTCGGGTCATGGCGTGGCTGGCCGACGAGCAGTGGATGATCGACGCTTTTCGTAATGAAGAGGACATTTACGTCGCTACGGCGGAAAAGCTCGGGGGCAAAGATAGGGGCTTCGATCGGCAGCATGGCAAGGTTGCAAGCCTCGCGTTGCAATTCCGCGGGGGCGTAGGTGCCATGCTCGCAATGGGCGGTCGGAATATCCTTCCCAAGAATACACCAGAGGATATTCTACGCAAGCGGTTGCAGGAGATTGTTAATGTTTGGCGCGATGCCTCCCCCGCTATCCGCCGCTTCTGGTCGCAGCTGGAACGCATCATCAACACCGGCGGGGGTGTCGACACCGGCCTGGTCAACATCGAGGTCAAGGGGCAGGACCGCTACGTGTGGCTGCCCTCCGGACGGCCTATCGTGTACCGGGGTCTGACGCGCCGCTGGAAGCAGCTGCTCGACGCCGACGGTGCCCCGCTGGGGCCGGCCCGCCTCGTGCCCCATGTTCTCAACACTGGCGCCGACAGGGCTCGGGTCCCTTACAAGCCGCTGCACGGGGGCATCATCACCGAGAACATCGTCCAAGCGACAGCTAGAGACATCCTCGTTTCCGCCTTACGGCGGTTGGAGGAGGCCGGGTGGCCTGTCGTCACCCACATCCACGACGAGGTCGTCTGCGAGATCCCCGCGGATAAGCGCGGGTTCGACGAGGCGGCGCTCGTCAACGAAGTGTCCGAGATCATGTGTCGTCCGCCCTCCTGGGCCGACGACGGTCTCGTGATCAAGGCCGCCGGCTACACCTGCCGGCGGTACCACAAGGAATGACAAGAGGAAGAGAGGACATCATGGCCGACATGATCAACCACCCGCCCTACTACGTGGGGTTCACCGATGGCGCTGAGGTCATCGACATCACCGAGCACCTGGAGTTCCTGCCCGGCAACGTCGTCAAGTACGTGTGCCGGGCGGGCAAGAAGAACGGGTCGCCGATCCTCGACGACATCGACAAGGCGCTGTGGTACCTCAAGCGGTGGCGCAACAAGGTGGCGGACCAGGTTGAGAGGCCCGGCCGCCTGGACGCCCTGCGTGAGGAGCTGCGCAACCTGGAGACGTCCATTGTCGTCACCACTGAAGAGATCCGCATCGAGTCCGCGAAGGAGAACAACAATGCTGGAGAATGATCTCGACAAGGCCCTCGCCCAGATCGAGGAGGTCATGGGCGTCCTCTACGATCCCTACCGTCTGAGCGACAGGTCCTCCTGCCTGGCGGACATCATGTTCTTCGGGTCTCGCACCTGGCGCGGTGAGGGGCGCAAGCTCGCCCTGGCGTCTACCGCCGCTCTGGCTGCCCTGTGGACGGCCCGGCTGAAGTACCCCACCGCCAAGCCGCGGGTGCTGCGCAACAAGGCCCGTCACGTGCTCCAGGAGGATGTGACCGCCGAGTACCGGCGCGCCCACCTCAAGCACTGCGGTTACACGCCGTTCTCCCGCCTGGTGGAGGACTACGACAAGTTCGCGATCCTGGGCGAGGAGATCGGTGAGGTGGCCCGCGCCCTGACCCCCGACGCCACCACTCCCACGGGGCACGCCGGTGACCTGGTTGAGGAGCTGGTTCAGGTGGCGACCATGGCGGCCGCGTGGCTGGCCCGTGAGATCGTCGAGTTCGAGGCGAGGTGGGCGTGATGTCCAGGCCACGCAAGCATAGTCCCTTGCGGGTGGAGATCCATCCGGATGGGGTGCGCGTCCACGACGACAGGTGCGCGATCACCTTGGTCAGCGCCATGGAGGATGTGTCGATCGCCTGGGTGCCTGCGAGTCTGAAGACCCGTTCCCGTCGGGGGGCGCGCCGTAACGGCCTGGCCAGGTTCCTGTCGTTCCTGACGCTGCTGTGGCAGCGGTGGGGTGACATCCCCATCTTGGTACCGGTTCCGTCCTCCGTGCGCGACGATTACGTGGACGCCGACGCTTACCCGCGTCTGGTGGTTCGCGACAGCAGTTCGGATGAGGCGTGGTCGGAGGCCGACGAGGGCGACAAGCGTGCTGTGCGGGCGGCGGTGATCGCCCCGTGAGCGCCGGCGGCTGGTTCGGTTATTGGGCCGTGACCCTGGTGCTGTTCGTGTTCAGCGCCGGGTGCCTGATCGACGAGGACCGCGACCTCTCGCTCTTCGCGAAGTGGTGGTTCAGGGCTACCGCCTGCCTGTCGGTGTTCCTCGTCGGTTTCGGCTTGGTTACGGCGGTGTTGGGCCAGTGACCAAGATCTTCGCCTACGACCCGGGGGTGTCGACCGGGTGGGTTCTGGGGGTTGTCGACGGCGACGACGTCGAGATCGTCGAGTACGACCAGTTCGTCGCCGACAGCCACACCGACACGGCGTTCTCGCTCAAGGGCGCCATCTGGTGCTACAAGCCGGATGTCGTTGTCGGCGAGCGCTTCGACCTGCGTCCGCACAACCAGTTTCTCGCCGACCTCACCCCGGTGAAGGTCAACGCGATCATGGACTACATCTACGACAAGCGCCCGATCGTCTACCAGACGCCGACGCAGGCCAAGACCCTGGTCCGCGACGCCACGCTCAAGGCTCTCGGTTTCTGGCCGACGGGTAAGTCGGTTGACCAGCCGGACGCCGACGACGTGCGCGACGCCGCACGCCACCTCTACCACTACTGCGCCATGACGCTTCGCCTGAAGGGTCTGCTGGAGCGCATGTCGAAGTAGCGGAAGCACGAAGCCCTCCCTCTTCCTTCGGGGAGAGGGAGGGCTTCTTCGCGTTCCGGTTCAGTTGCCTTTGCGGCGCCGTTGAAGGCGTTCGACCTCGACCTTCAGGTCATGGACCTCGATGCGCAGGCGGTTGTTCTCCTCCTGGTACTGGGTGATGATCGTGTCCTTCACGTTGAGGGCCGCCTGGAGGGCTTCCAGGCCGAACCTGGAGCGGGCCATCTCCGCCTCGCCTACGCCCCGCTTGCGGTCGGCGTTGACTTTCATCCAGGAGCCCCAGGCGGCCAGGACGGAGGTGACGAGGGCGATGACGGACCCTACCGTGGTGAGCAGGGGCGCCAAGCGATCACCCCCTGTCTGTGCCGTCTGTACCGTTACTGTTGCGATCGCGTAGCGCGGTGAGGATTATGGCACGGTGTCTAAGCCACCGCAGCCAGTTCATTCTAGCGGACAGCAGGAACACGACGGACAGCAGCAACGCGGACCGGGCCCCGAAACCGTGAGCGGATACGACGAGGATCCAGGAGGCCGACGCGCACCCCAGGACAAGGGGCAGGATGACCATTTCCACCTGCGAGCGCCCGGTCAGGCAGGCGAGCGCGCAGCCGCCGGCCATGGCCGACAGGGCGATGTGGACGGCCAGGTTGTACCAGATGGCGGCGTCGGGCGTGTAGGGCACGAGCCCGGCCTCACGGATGGAGAATAGTGCCAGGGCCAGGTAGCCGATGGCACGAAGGCCCCGGTCCATGGTGTTGGCCCACGGCGGATGCGGTATGTACACGAGATTCACACCTCCCAGCCCTTGATGATGTAGTTGACGCGGATGAGGCTACCAGGCCTGGCCCCGTAGGCGATGTAGGGCAGGCGGACGATCTGGCCGTCGTTGTTCTTGACCCGGTCGTAGCCGTACCCGGCGCCCCCGACGTTGCCGCCGAAGGACCACAGGTCGCCGTTGCTGAAGATGGCGGAGGCGATTCCCACGTACTTGCGGGCCAGACTCATGAAGCCCGTGTAGCGGGGGTCGGGCGGTGTGGGCACGCGTATGACGCTGGTGCCGACCTCTTCGCGGAAGTGAGAGGCTTCCCCGCGGCTTCCCACAAGGATGCCCCCGGTGATGGGTGTGGCCGGGGAGGCGACTTCGGATCCGGTGATGATCCAGGAGGAGATGTCGGAGCCGTTGGCCTTCCACGTGGCCCCGTCCCAGGCGATGATCTGCCCGTTGGAGGTCAGGTAGATAAGGATGGGGTCGGTGACCGAGGGGGTGACGCCGGATTTAATGAGGTTGTCGCGCAGGGTGTTGGCGGCGGCGGCGTTGTTGGCCTTGTAGACGCTGGAGCGGCGCAGGCCGGTGATGACGTTCGACACGGACGACAGCCCCAAGTTGAGCAGGGTGGGCCAGTTGGCGGCTGTGTCGTCGCCCGAGTAGGTGTAGATTCCGTTGGGGTCGGTTCCGGTCATGGGGTCTCCTAGAAGCCGTTTGTTGCGAGCCAGCCGACATAGTGCAGGGCTGTGTACATGGACTTGTTCTGGTTCTTCGCCTGGCCGTTTTCAAGGCACGAGACGGCCAGACCTAGAGTTCGGTTCCTACCGAAATGGGCCGGCCCTTCGAACAAGCAGGTGGCAGTGGTGCTCTTCACTCCTGCTGGGATACGGATGTACCCGGGTACCTGTTTGAGCGAGGGGTTATCGTAGTCCACGGCACGAAAAGAGAAGGTGCAGTCGTTTCTGACGTCTGTGAGCTGCCGTCTATAAACAGTGGCGTTGATCATATACAGCCCCGCAGCGTTTTCTAATAGAAGGCCATAGTTACGGAGGGCGAAAACCTTAATGAAGCCATAGTCCTCGTTCCACACGATTTTCTCGGTACTCTGGAGCAGCCTATGCAAACCGTAAAGAGCATTATAGCAAAACACCGATCCGGACGAACCTTCGATACCCTCGTCCGGAACACGAGGCATAACGAACCCCCGGCTTCCCCGCCCAATAGACATGTAGGTGGTGTTCCGCAGGATGAAGTTCATGCCCATATCGGATATCTGCACCTTGCTATCAGGGTACTGCTGGTTGACGGCGGTAAGCCTGCCCCCCTCTATGTATCCGCCTCGAATGACCGCCCCCTCGATGAGCTTGCCGCGCAGGGTGTTGGCGTCGATGCGGTCAGCCGACAGGACACCCGTCGTGATGTCGGCCGCGTTGAGGTTTTTCAGGATGCCGGACTCCCCGGTGATGGTGCCCAGCTGCATGTGGGCCGCCGTGATCGACCGGCCCGCGATACGGTCGGCATCCAAGAGCCCGGCCGTAATGACGCCAGCATCCAAGGACTGGATGTGGCCCGAGGTTGCCGTGAACGAGTTCGCGGCGATCATGTCGCCTGTGATCTTCTCCGCCTCGACGGCCTTGGACGTGACGATCCCGGACCAGATGTGCTTGGCGACGACGTTGGAGATGCTGGCCGACCCGGCAGTCAGCTTACCCACATCCAGGTTCGCGAGCACAGCATTGTCGAGCTCGTGGCGAACCCAGGCCACCCCGGTCCACCGGTACAGGCGGATGACGTTGTCGTTGTCGTCCAAGGCGAAGGCCGCGTCCCCAGGCCCGTTGCCGCGCATGGGCGGGTCGTAGTCGCCCTTGTAGAAGTACGACACGCCCCCGACGGAGGAGACCACGGTGCGTATGGTGCTGGCCTGTTTCGAGGCCGCTCGGGCGATGCGCTTAGTCTCCTCGTCGGTGATCTCCTCCCAGGCGCCCCCGTCGTGGGCGTGCACGATCGTAGTGTCCGGGGCCTTGTTGTCCCAGCCGGGAAGATTGTCGGATCCCGGCAGCAGCCCGGGTCCGGGTGTGGTGATGTATTCGACGTCCGCCATGTCAGAAAGCCTTGATGATGAAGTTGACCACCAGGTACGGGGGCATGTTGTTGTGCGCCATGCCCGACCCTGTGTCCTGAGTCTTATTCCACGGCCCCTGCCAGGTGTACATCTTGTTCCCGTCCGACGCGCCCGCGTGAACGTTGGAGTCCGTACCCACGCTCCCCGATGCGCCCCATGCGAAGGAGTGGGCCAATCCGGTATCCGACAGGCTGTGAGAGTGAGCGGGCATCTCGCTGACCGTAAGAGTGTGTGCGGCCTCACCGCCCTTAGCGCCCGCCTTGTCCGTACCCGCCACGCTGCTGCGGCCCAGGGGGAACCGCATGGACAGGTCCGGAAGATTGAAGGTAGTGCTCCCGTTCCCCGCCCCGTACCGGGTACCGATGGCGTTGAACAGAGCCGCGTACGTAGTACGAGAAACCTCGTCCCCTATGCACAGCAGCCATCCGGCTGGGACGCTGTCCGAGGCGTACATGGCGATAACGCCCGGGGGGAGGATAGCGGCTCCGCCGGTGTCGGTCCGACGAAGGAGTCCGCCAATGTCGGCGGTCTTGTTCTTGAGGTCCTGGATGGACGATGTGTGCTCAATAAGGGTCTGCGCCTGGGCGGCCACGGTCTTCTTGGTGTCCTCCGCGGTCTTCTTCACCTGTCCCAGGCGGATGGCCTGGTCGTCAACCTTCTGGTCCAACTGGTACGCCAAGTCGTTGGTGCTCTTGATGCCCGCCTCAATGTGCATGAGGGCGGCGGCGTCAACGGGGTTCGCGGTGGACCCGTCGACCCAGGGGTCGTGCAGAAGATCGTACTTGGGCATGCGGAGTTCCTTCCTCTCCTCAGGAGATCTTCTTGAACACGCGCCCGTCGGGGGCCACCCAAACGGACTTGTTAATGGTACCGCCGTCCGGTGGGTAGTCCCCCGGCAGAATGTTGGACGACTGCTCCGTGAAGGTCTCCATCACCTTAGACACGTCCACCGACGCCTTGGGCGTGCTGTTCACGAAATCCTGGGCGGCGGCACTGTACACGTACATCTTGTAGCCGTCGTCCGTGTCGAACCACAAGTCGCCCTCGATGCGCCCATTGAGGGTCGGCTTGTCAGGCTGGTAGAAGATCGTGTTCTTCCCGTCGGCGCTCGTCTGGGCGCGCTGTGCAGCGAGCTGGGCGGCCGTGGCCATGTCCTGGGCAGCCTGTGCCTTGTCCAGAGCCTCCTTCGCCTTCTTCTGCGCCTCCGCCGCAGCTGCCGCGGCTTGAGCAGCGCTGTCCCCCTCGACGAGAACCCAGGCGTCCTTGGCGCCGTCGAACACGTACAGGCGGGTGGTGCCCCCGGCGGTCGACACCCACAGGTTGCCCGGCTTGCGATCTGCTCCTGCCGGCTCTGTGTCGGAGATGATGACAGCCTTGGCGCCGGCCACCGCCTTGGCCACGTCCTTCTTCGCCTGCTCCAGGTCCGCCTTCGTCTGCTCGTAGGAGGCGGACAGGGTGTCGACACGCCCCTTCAGGGCTTTGGCGGCCTCCAGGTCCCCCTTGGCGGCGGCGGCCAGGTGCTTGTAGTCGACAGCCCCCTCACCCAGGGTGTCGGTGCCCCAGCGCTGCTGGATCCACTTGCCCAGCTGGCCGCCACTGGGCGACCCCGGCGGGTTCCACTGCCACACCTCTTTGACGCGGTCCTTGTCGACACCGCCCTGCTTCGACAGCTCGCACACGTACCAGGTGGCATTCGGGTTGACGGGGATGTCGGGGCTGTCGACACCCGGGCCCGGCGAGACGGGCGGCACTTCGTGCCATGACAGGGCGTCGTCGGATTTGGCGCTGGCGGCACCGGCCAGGGTGGCCACGTCTGCGAGTTTCTCGTCGAGGGTACTGGCCGCCGCCAGCGCCGCCCCCCACTGGGCCATGGCCCTGCGAGCGCCGCGTGAGGTGTCGCGCTCTTCGAGGATGCTGACGCGCCGTTCGACGGCGGCCCGCCACTGCTGCGCCTGGGGGGCCAGGTTGGAGGCGGGGAAGACGGAGGCGGAGAACGAGGCCATGGTTCAAAGGTTCCCTACGGTTGACAGGTCCCGCAGTGTGCTCCCGGCGAGGGGTAGTCCGGAAACCTGCGGGTAGACGCGATTGTAGTCGGCCAGGAGCGGGTGGAGGGCCGCCTGCAATGACAGGCCGCCTTCGCTCAAGGATGCGGATTCGATACGCCACCAGTGGTGTTTGAAGTAGAAGCGAGCGCCGACCAGGGTGCCGAAGATCTGCTCTTCGGCGGGCTTGGCGCCTTTCCACTGAAGGGTCATGGTGGCTCCGACGCGGGCGTCTGCGGCGGCTTGAGCGGCGGCCCACCCTTTGGCGCGGGTGTCGATGGCGGGGTTGTCGATGGTGGTGATGTCGTCGGTGCCCTTCGCTCCCGTGTGCAGGATGAGAGTTTCGATGTCTACGTAGGAGCCGAATCCGCCGATCAGGTAGAGGGCGGGGTGGTCGACTTTGCCGTCGGATTCGCACAGCCTGTAGGGGGCGAGGTGTTCGTAGTTCATGCCGGAGAAGATGATGTCGGCGCTGCGCCTGTCGTCGTTGAGCATGACGCGCAGACCGCCGCCCATGTCGTTCCACTGGGCGGGCATGATCGGCTTGTTGTCTTTGCCGACGACCACGTATAGGCCGTTGCGCAGGGCCGTGAGGTTGGGGGAGCCGTCTTTGAAGGGGATGCTCCGCACGATGGTCGGCTGGTTGACGTAGGTGACTTCGGCGCCGAAGTGGATGGTGGTGGCGGTGCGCTCGCCGGCTCCGACGGTCATGACGCTGCCGTCGGCGTCGTCGCCGAAGGTGGTGTCGGCATTGGGGTACATGGAGGCGCGTACCGGGTAGATGAGGCCGCGGTCATCGTTGCCCAGGGGGGTGCGGTGGTAAACGTTGACGTGGATCTCCTTGGACCTGGCCCCGTCTTCCAACGACACGGTGGACGACATGGGGCGGTCTTGAAGGTAGACGGTGCGCCCGGGGCGGGTGGTGACGCGGATGCGCTGGCCGGCCCACGACAGATCCAACATGTTGGCGCTCAGGAAGCGGCGCAACATGGCCCACACGTTGTCTCGTCCGCCGGGCATGTTGAACCGCATGTCTTTGACGGTGTCGTCCATGTCGATGGGCGGGGCGTAGGCTCTCACCGCCTGGTAGCAGCGCAGGATGATGTTGTTGATGTCGGTGCGGTGGACGGGGTTGAGGGTGCCTACCTGGTTGAGGGCGGCCAGGCCGGATCCGCCGGTGAGGGTCCAGGAGTCATCGTCGATGGTCAGGTCCGTGACGGTCATGTCTGACCGGCCGTGGTCGGTGGTTTGGACGATGAGGGTTTTGCCCAGTAGTGGGGTCAGGTCTTGGGGCTGGTAGGTGCCGGCTCCGGCAACGGATACGGTGGCGGTGCCGGAGGGGGATTCGCCGCGGTCCAGTGAGACGGCGTCTTCGTCGTAGGACCAGGAGGCGACGGTGGTGGGGGCGCCGAAGAATCTTACAGCCATGGCCAGACCTCTCGGAGGTTGAGGGTGGCGGAGAATATGCCGAGGGCGGGGTTGGTGCCGGTGATGGCGAACGAGCCGGGTTCGACGCGCATGGAGCCGAAGCCTTCGGGTGTGGCGTAGGGCCAGATGTTGGGGGCATTGGCGCCTCGGGCGCTGAAGGCGGCGCGCACCCAGGTGAGAACCTGACCGGGGGCGGTGGGGGCAGTGACGACGACTTCGACAATGCGGGGGTCGTCGGCATTGCCGGGGACCCTGGAGATGGCGGCCGGGGAGATGTTGATGCCGCCGGTGACTTGGACGACACCGGGGGCGGTGAGGGCGCCAGAGGCGACGATGTGCATGTCGGCCCCCGGGGGTATGATGACCCGCTCCGTATAAGTATGCGTCTTGCCGTCGGTGGGGGCGGCACCGGTGAAGGCGAGGGCCTTGAGGGGGCCGTTGTTGACGTTGACGGTCTTGGCCAGGGCGATGCCGTTATCGTCGTAGGCGAGCGGGGTAAGGGCGTCGGCGTGCAGGTGGGGGCGCCCGAGGAGGGGCGAGAGAATGTTGCCACCGGAGTTCATGTCGTCCCGGTAGAGGATCTCGTCGTCGCCCGCCCAGGTGAACATGTCCTGGATGAGGAGGAGCTCGCTGCGGGTCAGGTTCGACCACGACAGTTCGATGGTGCGGGCGGCGTAGTGTGAGGCCGACACGGCGGCTCCGCCTCCGACCAGCTGGTCGGCGGACCCCCACGACACCAGCGTGTGGCTGGCGGGGGCGTCGGGGGCGGGGATCCACGCGAACCGGCGGCCGGTCCACAGGGCTGCAACTCCATTTGTCATCAGTAGGTCCCTCTCCGCCCGGAGGCGGCGTTGACGTTGTTGACGGCCGCGCCGACAGTGCGGCCGTCGAGTTTGAGGACGGTGGACACGGCGCGGGCGAGCTGGTGGATCTGGTTGGGGTTGATGGTGATGGGGCCGCCGTCGCCGATGCCGCCGTTGACCCTGACTTCGGGGCGGAACTGCCCCGACCGGATGGCTTCCATCATGTCGGGCCCGTACCGGTCGACGCTGGTGCGGGGCATGACGTATTCGCCGCCTTGGAGGCCGACGACACCGCCGGCCCGGTTGATGCCGAGCAGGTTGTCGGCGTCCCAGTTGCCGGCCCGGCGTCCGCCGAGCAGTCCGCCGCCGGTAGCGTAGCCGGGCACGCGGCCGCCGTGCGCGAAGCGACCGCCCATGATGCCCATGCCGCCGCCGACACGCGACAGGGGGCTTTGAACCTGCTGGAACTGGACGTAGATGGTCTTGTACTCGTCCTTGGTGAGCTTTTGCAGATCCCAGACGGCCTTGTAGGTGTCCGCCTGAGCGGTGACGGGGGCGGAGTAACCGGCGCCGCCGTTGGACGCCATGTTGCGGATGCGGTCCCCGGTGGCGGCGGCAGAGCCGTTGTCCGACACCTCCACGTCGACGACACGAGGCGTCGTGTTGATCGTGTAGGTGAGGTGGTCGAAGGCGCCGGCGAGCTCGGCCACTTCGTTCTGGTTGAAGCCCATCTGGGTGGCCTGGGCGATGAACTCCTGCTTGAGCTGGGCGGCGTAGGCGGTGAGCTGTTCGGTGGACGCCCCGGAGGCGGCGTAGGCGTTGATCATGTCGATCATGGTCGCCTGGAGGGCCTTGAGGGCGGCCCGGTTGTTAATGGCCGCCTCCGTGTACCCCTGGAGGGCGTACATGCCGTCCCGGGTGACCTGGATGTCCTTCTGCTTGTCGGCGATCTGCTTCTTGGTGTCGGCGATGTCCTTCGTGGTCTTGTCGATGTCGACTTGGATGTCGCGCACGCGCGAGTTGTCCCCGTACTTCTTGGCCACGGACTGGAAGTACCGCTGGTTGGCCAGATCGTTCTCCTTCTCGGAGAGCGTGTTGTTCAGGTCCCAGATGTCGTTGGACAGGTCTTCGATGGACTTGCGGGCGTCCTCGATGGTCTTGCGCATCGAGTTGAGCTGGGCGTGGTACTTGTCCTTGGCGTCCTGGTTCTGCCAGAACTTGTTCAGGGCCGAGTTCATGGCCTTGTCGAGGCGTGAGAGGAAGTCCTCGAAGATCTCTTCGGGGGTCTTCTCCTTCTTGGTGCGCAACGAGGTGGACCGGGGCGTGTAGTCGTGGCCACCGCCGCCACCGCCGCCACCGCCGCCGGAGCCGCCACGGCCACCGCCGCCACCGTGGCCTGTAGAAGTCTGCTTGGGGGTGAACTGGTAGAAGCTCTTGGCCGCGCCCTGGAACTGGCGAGCCATCATGGCCAGGGCCTGCTTCTGGGCGCCCTGGACCGTGGCCGTCTGGCTGCTGCCGCCCTTGAGCAGGGTGCCCTTGTTTTTGCCCCCGCCGCCGCCCTTGATCGAGACTCCGCCGGTGGGGCGCGAGGAGGTGGAGATGCCGACACCGCGCAGGATCTGCTGGATAAGGGACGCCGCCTGGTTGGCGTTGTTGACAGCGTCCTGGAGGCCGTGGTTCATGTCGGACATGTCGAGGGTCGGACCCTGGACGGTCTGCCCGATGGAGTTGACGACGTCGTTCATGTACTTGTCCACCCAGGTGGTGTCGACACCCTGGGCTTTGAGGTCGTCGATAGCGGACAGCACGTATTCGGCGATGAAGTCCTGCGCCTGCTGGCCCGACAGGCCGATGCTTTCGGCCGTCTGTGAGGCGTACTGGGCGACGGACTTCAGGTACTCCTCAAGGGCCTTGGTGTTCTCGCGTCCTCCCTCTGACCAGGTGTTGAAGGTGTTGCCGTTGTCGTACAGCGACTGGTTGAGGTTGTCGAGGGCGGAGTACATGTTCGCTTCGGCGTCGGTGAACGCGAAGGCGGAGTCGATGATGGAGTCGAGGGCCTGACGGTACTCGTCCCACGCCTGCCCAGCGGTCTTGGCGTCTTCGGCGGCGTCGGCGGTGGCGTCGGCCAGGCCGCTCTGGGCGTCTGCGGCGTCCTGGGTGTTCCCGGTCAGGCCCTGGACGACCTGGCCGAGGGCGGCCTGCGAGGATACGGCGTCGGCGGCGGCACCGGACACGTCGCCGAGTTTTCCCTTCAGGTCTTCCAGGGCCTTGATCTGGTCGTTGAGGTTCTGGACCTGCTGCTCGGCGTCCCGCCCGGCCTGGGTGTCGTTGTACTTCCTGGTGATAGTGCCGGTGTAGTCGTAGGGACCGGAGTAGGTGCGTGCCTCGTACGTGTTGGCCTTGAAGATCTCGTCCTTCCTGGACTTGAGCGTCTCAATGAACCCGTTGATGTACGAGTTGGCGGCGTCCTGGCCGCCGGTGGCGTACTGCTTGGCCCACTCCTTCCAGTCGAAGCCCTGGTCGGTGAGCGTCTTGAAGTCGTTGGCCGACAGGGCCTTGAAGGCGTCGGAGGAGGCGATGGCGTCCTTGATGAGGGCGGCGGTGTGGTCGCCGATCGCCAGGGTGGAGTAGCCCAGGGCGGCGGCCTGGTCCTTGGTGGCCTGGACGAGGTTGCCGGAGGCGTCGATCCAGTAGTAGAGGGTGTCGGCGCTGTCCTTGGTGGAGTCGGCGGAGCCCTGAACGGCGACTTCCAGGGCGCCGAAGCTCTGCTGGGTTCCGTCGGCGGCCTCCTGGGCGTCCTGGAGGATGGCCTTGGCCAGGGCGTCGGCCCCGCCGAAAGCTTCGAGGTTGGCGCGGCGGGCGTCCTCGGAGGCCTGCTTGGCTCTTTCGGCGGAGCCGGCCCATTCGTTGTAGAGGGCGATGACGGTGGGGATGGCGACGGAGGCGATGCCGATCCAGCCGACAGGCCCCATGGAGGCAATCCCGGCGGCGGCGGAACGCACCCCGTTCATGGCGATACCGAGCAGGCCGGTGTTGGCGATGGCGGCCTTGGCGGAGGACGCCATGCTGCGGATGCCATCGGCGGCGCCGCGGATCATGTCGCCAATGTTGAAGGACTTCTGCATCTGGTTGTGGGCGCCGGTGAGGACGATATTCTCGTTGAGGGCGGCGTTGGCCTGTTTGATCAGGCGGATGGTGTTGGCCCACGACAGCGTGCCGGACAGGCCGGCTTCGATCATGTTTTTGCGCAGGGTGATGTAGGAGGAGGCGACGTTGAGGAGGACGACCTGGAGCAGTTTCGACACGGCCAGGAGTGAGCCGAAGACTGCAAGGCCGCCCGCGGCGACCATGAAGATGCGGCCGAAGGAGTTGTTTCCGATGTTGGCCAGGAGGTTCTGGAGGAAGGTGAGAGCCTTGATGAGAGCTTTGACAGGCGTGAGGAAGGGTCCGCCGAGCGCGGCGGACAGGTTCGCCAGAGAGTTCTTCCACCGGGCGATGGTTTCGGTGAGCGTGTCGTTGAGGGTGCCGAGGCTGTTGTCGAGGAACCGGGTGTTGCGGGCGGCGTCGGCGGAGTTGCGGAAGGACTCGTTGACCAGGTCGATGTTGAGGCTGAGGCGCTGGAGCAGCTGGATGTCGCGAGTGTTCTTGAACCCGAGGTTCTTGATGATGGTCCAGCGTTCGACGGAGTCGGTGACGTTGTTGAGGGAGGTGAGCAGGTTGTTGAAGAACGTGGACGGGTCGGTGCGCCACAGGTTCTCCGCCTCCGTCGTGGTCATGCCCAGGACGGTGGCGAACTTGTCCAGGCCCTCGCCGGCCTCGGCGACGGCGTCGTTGATGGACCCGAAGACGCGCTGGAGGGAGCCGCGCGCCCACTCCTGCTTGATTCCCAGGGATGCCATGGCGGTGGCGTAGGCGAGGATGGCGTCCTGGCCGACACCGGCGGACGCGGCGGTGGCGGCGATCGAGTTGGCCATGGTGAGGATCTCAGACTCGGTGGCCACGGACTTGGCTCCGAGCTCGGCGACCTGCGAGGCGAAGTTCATGTACCGCTCGGAGGAGTGGTCTGCTTCGACACCGGCGTTGTCCACCATTTCGAAGAACCGGCCGAAAGCTTCGGTGGCACTGTCGATACTGGTTCCCGTAATGGTGGTGAACCCGGCGACGGCGTGGGTGAAATCGCCGAGCTTGTCGGCGCTGATACCCATCTGGGCGCCGAGTGATCCGATGGCCGACAGGTCCTCGTAGGTGGTGGAGATCTGGGTGGACAGGTCGTGGTAGGTGTTCGACAGGGCCCGCATTTCGGCTGTCTGGGCGGACAGCTGGGTGGTGCGGGCGACGTCGGCGAAGGCGCGCTCCTGGCTGGCGGCGGCGGCCACGGAGGCGGTGAACAGGGCACCCATACCCCCGGCCAGGAGGGTGAGGTAGTTGCGCAGGTCCTGGGCGGCGAAGCGGGTGGCTTCCAGGGATTCGATGTACCTGTTGTTGGCGCGGATGCTGGCTTCGGTGTGGGCGATCTGTGTGGCTTCGAAGGCCTGCGCCTGTTTGTGGATGTCGATGGCTTCGCGCTCGGCGGCGGCCAGGCGCTTGGCCTCCTCGGCCTCCTG